GGTGGTCGCGATGCCGAACAATGCGGCACCGAAGAGATAGCCGACGCCCGAGGCGACGGCGATGGAAGGGGTCAGCGTGAGCACGCTACCCGCCTGACGGTAGTTCTTCATGGTGGTTCCTTGGGTGAAGTGATGAGGCCGCCAGCAGCCCGGGATCGGGCGCCGGCGCGAAGCGCTTTAGCTGCCGTTGGCGCGGTACATGCCGCGGTGGTCCACCGCCTTCGCGGCGAAGTCGTGACGGCACTTGTAAGAAACGCCGTCGATCTCGAAGCCGATTTCGGACTCGATCACCGGGCCTTCGGCACCGTCGAGGAACGTGTACTCAACCGTATCGACCTGCGAATTCGCAGCGGCCAGATACCACGCCGATGCACTCACCGCGTCGAGGATCGGCTCGACGATGGGCTCGACCGAGGTACGACCGCCAGCACGGAACTCGTTCACGTCCGATTGCTTGGCCGGCGTGTAGTTGGAGCTGGTGAGCTGGTAGGCGGTTTGCTCCAGTGCGGCAGGCACGATGAGGTAGCCGGGCGCCAGGTTCAGTTCTTCGCCCTGCAGGCCACGCTGCAGGCGCATCGCCGTGCGGCCAGCCGAGAGCGCCGCGAACTGCAGCGCCGAGCTGGCACCGGTCGCAACGTTCTTGTGCTCTTCGCTAAAGAGCTGTTCCCCGTCGCCCATCGTCGGGTTTCCGGTCAACTGCGCGTAGACGAGGCGGTTTTCGAGGCGGCGGGCCGACGCACCGAAGCCCGTCACCATGCGGTCGAAGGCGCGCAGGTCGTCGTTCACGAGGGCATGCCGCGACAGCGACACGATGCGGCCATGCGTCACGATGCCGTAGGTCTCGGCGCCGTCTTTCATCGTGCCGTACTTGAACTCGCCGTGTTCGTTGGTGCGCAGCAGCTCGGGTGCGCCGGAGAGCTGCACGACGGTAATGTTCTTGAAGTCCGGCGCATTCGGTGCACGACGCGCCCACATGGCATAGGTGCCCGGGTTCTCGTCGTACACATTGCGCAGGCGCTTGTTCGCCACATTGGCGAAGATCGATGCGAAGTCGCTCGTGGTGTTCATGCCGCCCGAGCGGAATGTGAGGATCGACGACGCCAGTTGCATGCGCTCCATGCCACGGGTCTTGACGCCATGGGCTTCGAGCAGGTCGCGGCCCATCTCCAGCATGCTCATGCCGCGGTACTGGCGGCCGTTGTCGTCGAGCTGCGTGCCGGCCGCGACGCGATGCATGATGGCCTGCTCCAGCCCAGCCAGGCGGGTGACCATCTCGTCACGCACGGTTTCGATACGCACGTTGCGATGGCCACCGCTGGCAGCGTCGCGCAGGGCCAGTTCTTCGAGAACGGCCGCACGAGCGTGTTCGACCGGCTGGCCACCGCGAATCAGGCCAGCGGCCAGGTGCGAGACATTGTGACGCGCGCACACCTCGCTGATGTCGGCCGCGCGCTGCGCTGCCGCGGCGGCGGCATCAGCGACAGCATTGCCTGATGCGGCGGGAGCGGCGGCGGGCGTGGCAGCCGGCGTTGCCGTTGCGGCGCCGGGAGCGGCGCGCTGTTGTTCGGTCGTCGCGGCGGGGCCGCCGGCGGTGGCTTGAGGCATGGAAAGTTCCTTCAGGGTTGGATTTGCGGCGGAGGCGCCCACCGTGGGCGATTCGGATTGGCTGCGAACCTCGATGAACTCGCAGGGAAACATGCGTTGAGCGACTTCCGCCCCAGCGGGAGGCTGCGCTTCGGTGCCGCGGACTTGGCAATCCATGTCGGCAGGAATGGGGACGAGAGAAACCTCGTAGGGCTCCCAGTCGATGACGCGATACAGCCACTCCCCATCGTCAGCCGCGGGCGGGACCATCTCGACGCGGTGGCGCACGTAGCCCACCGACACATTGCGAATGATTCCGTCTGCCACGTCCTGCACGTAGCCGGCAACAGAATCGCGACGCGAGAACGTCACGTCGCACAGCCCCTCACCGGCGGCGATGCTCGGGTTTTCGACGACGCCGAGCTGCGCCTCAAGGCTCCATGCGTTGTGCGTGTTGAGCAGCGGTGCGCCGCGCGTCAGGCGGTCAAGGCGAATCGAGCCCTCTTCAACGATGAGCTGTTCGAGGTAGCTTCTTTCGCGATACCAGTCGTAGCGCCTTACGCTTGCGCCAGCCGCGAAGACGAGCTGCGCGGTAGCAAGCGGCGTTTCGGTTTGAGATGCGCCCCCTTCCGCAGCGCGGGTGAAGCCGCGAAGCTCCATCGTGCGGCCGGCCAGCGGAAGATCGTCGCGGCGAGTGATGGTTTCTTGTGCTTGAGGCATGCCGTGAACTTTGCCCGGCACGCTGTCTCATTTCCAACAAAAGTGAGACGATTTATGGAGCCCCTGTAGCGCAGAAATTCAAATGCCGCGCAAGGCACTGCCAAGCGCGGCATTCGATACGCGGTGGCTCTCAGGTTGACGCCACCGGCTTGCCCTCTTCATTCATCTGCTTGCCCTTCCTCATCATCAAGATCACATCCAAGATGCCAAGTTCTTGCAGCTTCTTAATGTCTTCTGACAACTCTTCAAACACTTCTTCCGGCTCATAACCTCGGCTGCGCAGTTTCTCGCTAAAGCTGCTCAGCCCGCCGGCAATCTCGTCGAGGTCCGACGCCACATCGTCCTTCGGATTCGTGTACTCCCACTTCGGCGTCGCATAGCGCAGGTTGTAATCGGCCTTCTTCACACGGCCAGCCAGTTCACACGCATTCGAGAACGCGCGGACCATCGGCGCAATCAACTTCGGGATGACGTGCAGCCACTGCTCTTGCTCGGCCTCGCGCCGATAGTCAAGCCTGCGAATGCGCGCACTGGTGTAGTTCACATCGCGCACATCGCCGGTCATCATTTCGTAGGTCCACCCGGCACCGGCAGCGATGAGGTGGAGCTGCATCTTCAGGTACTCGACGTACCCGGGCGCCGCGTTCGGCTGCACGACGGTAAGGTTCGTGCCCGAGGGCACCTGCATCATGCCGCCGCTGGGCAGCTCGCCCATGCTGCGCGTCTCCTTCACGTCTTCGCCCGCGCCCTCGGCCATCCCGTCCACGTCACCCGACCCGATCACAGCCAGGCGGGTTTCGAGGTTCTTCCGGTGCTGCTCGGCATCCTCGTACAACATCAGGTCGCGGGTGCGCGCGATGATCGGCGCGACCCGCGGGAAGCCTCGCCCCTGCCCGGGCCGGCTGGGCGCAAAGTAGTGAATCACGCTCTCAGCGGGCACGAACTTGCTTGTCGCTCGCCGTCCACCGAAGATGATCGGCTCGCCCGGGTGCTGATCGAAGAGATAGTAGCCCGCCACCTTGCCGATGCCGTTGTAGGCAATGCCCTCGATGACGTTGTATCCGTCGATGCGCCCCATCCGGCTGTCGTCGAGCCAGTCGATTTCGAGCACCTGGAATTGAATCGGAACCGGCAGTCCATCGGACGGGCGGCGATTCCGAATGCGCACCATCACCTCGCCATCGCGCTGCGCCGTCTGGTGCGCCAACAGCATCAATCCGTAGACATCAAGTCCACTGTCCGCATCCGCGAACGGCGCCCATTCTTGCCACGCTGCGGCGTGCTCTTTGCTGTCCTTCCACCGTGGGATGATGCCGGTCCCGACGATATTTGCACTGTGCGCGCGCAAGCCCTGCGCAATGTAGGGGACGTTCTGCTCCAACGACCGGCTACGCACGCGAAGGGTTCGCGCGTCCGCCGCATGGTCCGCATTGGCACTGGCCCCCGCCCGCTTCGGCCGCCACCCATCGCGCGTGCTTGCGCCCTCATAGGCGCGCTTCAGCAACTCGCGGCTGCGATGCCGGCGCAGCCCCTGATCGGGACTGATGACACCGATGAGCCGATCCAAGAGATTAGGCATGTCTTACTCGCCGCGGTAGGTGGTGAAAGTGAAGCGGCGAACACCGCCGCGCGGCCGACCGACCGCGGCGCGCAGTTCGCCCTCAATGCGAGCCTCGGCCTTGAGCAGGTCGTCGATGCTGCGGTACTCGACCCGGCGCCCGTTGTGCATCACGGACAGCTCGCCGCTGGAGATGGCCCGGCGCACTGCGGCCAGGTCTTCGGAGGAATAGGAGGATTGGGACATCAGAGGGATTGATTCAGAGTAGGCATTGACGCTATCCGTGGCCCCGTCTCATTTCCAACAAAAGTGAGACAAGATTACTCACCGCGTGATTGCTTCAGATAGCGGTACACGGTGGCCCTGCCAATGTTGAGCTTCCGCGCCACCTCAGACGCATTTCTCCCATTGAACAAGGCGAGAACCTGCCTCGCAAGATCGCCGCGGGGCCGCTTGGAGATGTAGCCCCGCTCGCCCATCAGATCGCGGCGCACTGCGCTGCGCGCTTCGTCGAGCCTCAATCCCGCTATCTCCGGATGCGCCTCGATCAAGTAGTCAAAGATCCGGTCAACAAGATCAGGCTCTGCCTTCAGCAGCGAGTCGAGTCCGGGCGTGGGTGATGGTTCGGTCATGCGGATTACCAATCTCGGCCGAAGGAGGCCGGTGCGCGCCTCGAAGGCGCAGGGGTGTAAGGCCGGGCCGGAATGGGCTCGGGAGCCGGCGCTGCGCGTGGGGCGACAGCGGCCGGCGCGGTCGATGGAGCGAGCAGCGGAGCCTCGGGCACAAGCGGCGCCGAGAACAGATCGCGAGGCGGCTGCACCGATGCTTCCAGCTCGCTCCAGCGCTTGTCCGTGTAGTTGTGCAAGCCCAGGCCGAAGGCCGCATGCAACGCATAGTTGCGGCAGTCGAGCTGTTCATTCCGCGGGCGGCGCTTGACCCAGCGATAGGTTTCGCGCCCGCCCACCTTCACGAGAATGCGCTGCTCGGCGGTCAGTTGCTCGTACCACTCGCGCGGCAGCTCGGTGCTGAAGTGGACGTAGCCCGGGCCGGCCTCGGTAATCGAGAGCTGCCCGAGCAACAGGTCTTTGGCGGTATCGACACCGACATTCCATAGCTTGATGCCGTTCGGCCAGCGCTTGCCGTTCCACTTCACCTCCTGCGCGCTGCTGGGGCCAAGCACAGGAATGTTTTCTTCGCCGCGCCCCTTCACCGCGCGCAGCTTCGGCAACTGGTGCTGCACCTTGCGAACCCAGTTGTAGACGGCTTGCGTCTGGTCGCTGGAATCGATGGAGATGGCGCTCAGCCCCATCGAGCCGCCGTGCCAGGCTTGCGGGTAGCGCCTGCTCAGGTATTCGGTCACGGGCGCCCAGTCGGCTTCTGACGCGGGGTTGCCTTCGATCACATGGCTATCGACGATCCACGATTCGAGGCCGCGCGCCCATGCCCACACGACGATTTCCCAGCGGTCGCGCTGCACGTCTACGCCGGCCGTCAGGATCAACCCGCCAGCAGGCACAGTGCGCAGCGGGAAGGCTTCGGCGCGAGCCTGCAGCTCGTGGTCGTCTGTGCGCTCGCCCACGACCTCCCACGTCTCGCCGAGGGTTTCGTTCACGAAGAGCTGCATCGGGCCAGCATCACCGCGCTGCAGGGCATCGAGGGCTTCCTCGAATTCCTTCACGATGCTTTCCCATGTGCGCTGGGGGCTGTACGCCGCCCACACATGCAGGCCGAGAGACTTCGGTGGCCGGGTGGGCATGCCGGCCTCATCGCGCCAGACGCGATCCGCGCCGAAGCGCTTGCCCGTCTTCTCGCAGACCCACGCGCCGGACATTGGCATCCCGCCGCGCAGGTACTCGCTCTGGCGGATGGGCTCGTGGCAATGCGGGCAAACGTGCCGCACGGTCGAGGGCTGGCCTCGATCCCACTTGAAACCGAAAAGCTTCTCGCGGCCACCCCACATCAGAGGGTGCTCCAGTCCGCAGCGCGGGCAATCGATGCGGAAGCGCACGTAGCCCTCGGCATTGCCGGCCGCGCGCTCGACATGGCAGAGCCCCTTGACGCCGGGCGTGGACCCGCCAATGAACTTCGGATAGGGCGCGCCCTCAAGACGCCCTTTCGCCAGGCCGCCGGGGTCGCCCGACTTCTCAATGGTCTGATCGAAAGCGGACCACTCATCGAGGATCGCGACGGCCACCGTGATGCGTCGATAGGCGCGCTTCGCCTTACCGCCGAGCAGATGAAGCACGCTGTCGCGAAACTTCTTCATCTTGATGGTGTCATCACCGCCGCCACCCTTCCGCCGCGCAGCCTGCACAGCGGGCACACCGTCGCGCGCATCCAGCAGCGGATCGATTTCGCTCTTGACGTAGCTATCGCGGTCGTCGTCCGTGGGCTGCCAAAGGGCTTGCTTCCGGCGGCGGTGCGCGATGTTGTAGGCCACGAAGGCGGTAATCATCTTCGTGTAGCCGACCCGCTTCGACTTCATCACGTCGAGTTCTTCGATGCGGTCATCGCTCATGAAGTCGAGCACGCCGACCTGAAACGACCACGCAACCCAGCCGCCCTTCTGGTGCGAGCTTTCGCCGGCGAGCTTGAAGTTATCGACAGCCCACTCGCTCAAGGTCTGGAACAGCTCGGCGCGCAGGCTGCTGAGCCCGAGTTCGACCGAGCGGCGAATGGCGCTCAATGTTTCACGCGAAACGTGCATCGCCATCAGACCTCCGCGCCCTCTGCATCCAGCGCCGAGGCGTCGTCGTCCTCGTCGTCGTCGGGCGACTGCTCCAAGCTGTCGAGGTCGTCACTCACGAGCTTGGAGGCGGAACGAATCCATTCGTTGCGCGCACCGACGATGACCTTCTGCACCGTCGCCACGGCTTCTTCGGGCAGGTCCGGGCAGGTCTTCCGCAACGCCCCTTCCAACTGCTCGAAGCGGTCCACTACCGCGCTGGCCGCCTTGCCCAGGACATCCGCGAGCAGACCGATGGGCGCGTACTCACGACGCGCGACGGCGTTCTTAATGTCCTGTGCCTCGCGCTGGCTGCGCGCGAGCGCCGCGCGC